GCAGCCATGGCAATAGCCTGGGTAACTTCTAGACCTATTGCAGCTCCACCAACAAAGATTCCAGTCACCTTTAGAATGATGACCGCTAGGGTTCTTCGGATAATGTCTAGCCACATAATTAGCTCACTTTCAATTCTTGACCAATAGAGATTTTGTTCTTATCTTTGATTTTATTCAGTTTGACTAGCTCTGCGACTGTAGATCCATGCGCTTTGGCTATCTTGGTTAGTGTGTCACCTTTGACCACGGTGTAAGTGTTAGCAGCCTTTTTAGGCTTTGATGGCTTCTTCTCTGCTACAGGCTTCTCAACTGGAGTGCTAGTTAGCATCTTCTCGAAGTCTAGGTTTCCGGCTGCCATGGTTGGCTGACCGCCCATTCGGAAGGATAGGTGCAAGTGCGCTCCGTAAGCTGTGTTAGATCCAAAGCCAGAACCTCCGGAGTAGCCAATGACTTCTCCTTGCCTAACTGATTGTCCGGTTTGAACCAGAATCTTTGATAGATGAAGGTAGTCTGCGTTATGCCCGGTCGGGAATGATAAGAAGATCATGCGACCTCCGGCTCCACTTATGGTCTGGACTGTGCCCGATACCACTCCATCGGCTATTGCCTTGACAGGAGTATCCATTGGGACTCCGTAATCGATTCCCGGGTTTCTAGATGGAGGGCTAGTGCGTCCTCGATGTCCGTCGAAGCTGTCTGTAATTTTGCCTTCTACTGGTCTAATCCAGGTTGCCATTATCTTACGATCCTTTGGTTTACGGTTATTACTCCACGGCTTACAATTTTGACGTCTCCGGTTGCAGAATTAGAAACTTCTAGAGCGTAAACATAATTAGAGTCTCGAAGTAATGCTGTTTGCTCTGGTGTAAGGGTCATGTTGATTACGTAAGTTCCGACGGTAATAGTTGGAACAAACTCAAAGACTAAAGAAGAGAACGTAGAACTACGAACTTGTCCTCTTGCAACGTAGCCAGTTAGATTTACAACCGCTCCGTTTACTATGTAACTAAACTCGCGGGTGAACTTAGCACCTGCGTCTACGGTAAAGTTATCTTGAACGCTCATTAGAATGCTCCAATTGTTGTCGTAAATAAACCAATCATTGAGATTAGTGCTGCTCCTAGTCCTGCGTAAGCGACTCGTTCGATCCAGAATAATCTGGCTAATGTAAGTTCGACTTCACGAAGACGGTCTGGAACATCGTCCAGGTGATCTAGCTTCTGTAGAACTTGAATCAAAATCTCTCCGTGTTCAAGTTGCTTTTTATAGATGTCGGCTTGGGTAATACGAACCGAAGTAGTTTCCTCGGCCATGTTATAGAGCCGCTATCTCTTCTTCTGTTAGACCGAGTGCAGCTAACTTAGCAAGTGCAGACTTCTTAGCTTTTTCTTTAGCTTTTTGTTCTGCGTCAATAGCGTCGCTTTGACTTTGTGTGATTAGATAATTTTCTAATTCTTCTTCATTCATTTCCCGAACGATTCCGTCAATTCCAATTAGTGGATTAGTCATTATGCCTTCCTGTATCCATAGACGGCAACAGTTCCGCCTGTAATAGTTCCAGTTGCTGGTTTGATGTTAAAGGTTGTAAAGCTAGTAGCAGCTGTGTGGATTCCAGTTGTGACAGAAGAAGTTCCACCAGTTCCGCCAGCTGTTCCATTCTTCTCACCAGTAGAAGTCATCATGGTTTTTTGAGCGATAAACGGCCCCTCTAGGTCAATAATTCCCGAGATTGTGCCTGTGGTTGCAGATCCAACATAATCAAAGTATGCAACGTTACCAGCAACGCTTCCGGTTAGTCCAGTAGTCGTATAGTTACCTGTAAAAGCGTTTGAGTTGTGGTTTGCAGTATCAGTTCCTAGTTGAAGCCTAAGTCTTGTCGCTGTGCTGGCTACTCCACCTGAAATTACAATTCTGTAAGAGTCATAAGTTGAAGAGAATGTTCCTGTCCAAACGTGAGAGCTTACTGCCGATCCGATTGTGTCTGCCTTGATAAACTCTAAAGCACTGCTGCCAAGAGCAACCCAAGCTGTTCCGTTGTAGTTCTCGTATTGGTTTGTGTCCTGTAGCCAGGTAAGCATTCCCTCGACAGGAGCTGTTAGTGCTGCAGCTCTAGTTGCGGAGCTGCTAAATACCATAACCGATTGATCCATTAGATAGGTGTTAAGGTCTGAGGCCGGGAGAACCGAGCCATTTGTAAATACTTTGTAAGCCACTAGGCTTCCTTCCATAGTTCGAGTGTCGTGAACCAGTTATCTGGATCTATGCGATGAGAGACCTTGATTATAGTGTAGTATCCGACGATGTCTAGCTGTGTATTAGTATAGCTGACACCTACCGTCATTCCCGGCGTAAACACCGCTGCGTTTGTCAAAGTCCCAAGTCTGTCGATTGCGGGTGTTTGAACCCGGTTCACTTGGTTTGCTGATCTGTGATTGAATACCCGGTCTGCCCAGTTGTCTAGCTGTGCAAGGGTTGTCGTGTTGATTGCTATATCAATAGCTGATTCCCCGTATAGATCTATAGAGTCCTGATCCTTGCGGAAAGTGTTGATTGTATCGTCGGAAGTCAAAGAAACGTATAGAGAATTGTATACGGCGTCGGCGTCCGAGAACACGTTTATTTCGCTCATGCAGAGATGGTAATCGTCTCCGTGATTGTTACCAATTATGAATGTTTCTGGCGTTCCAGCCTGCACTCCGGTTCGGTGAATAACTACCAGCTCTTCGGTATCTTGATCTAGCCAAACAAGTCCATTACCAACCGTCAAGGCATCGTTTACGATTGAGCTGACCTCGATGTTTGTTACGTCCTGAACTGGTAGCGCTCCTCCAACGTGAGAAGAAGCTGGAGATAATCCAAGACCGGAGAAGATACCAACTAGCTCCCAAGTCTCGTCTACGTGGATGTGGGTTCCGTATGAAGTGGTATCCCAAACTGCGAACCTAGAGTTTACCAAAGACTTGTAAGCGTCAAAGCCTGTGATATTGATTACGTTAGGCCCATCCGGGAAGTAAGTCACGTCGATAGTGTCGATGAAACCTTGGAATAGAACACGGTCAATTTCATCGCTCTCCAGGCGAACGCGGAACTTGGTGTTAGCTCGAATGTTCTTGTTTACGGTTGGATCTAGTTCATAGCTTTGAAGAACAAGGTTAGCTGTGGCTGGTTCTGGTTGAAAAAAGACAGAATCTTGAAGCTGTCCACCGATTGAGATGTTTGCGCTAGCAGTTTCACATTGAACTTCTTGCCACTTTAGACCGGAGCTTGGAGCAAGAACATCGTCTCCACCTAAAAGAGATACTCCAAGAGTAAACTCACCAAAGCCACCAAGGACATCGGTTCCACCAAGCAAGCTAATTCCAAGAATAAAGGAGTTGCCTTCTTCGTCTGGAGTTAGAAACTCGACCTTTAGGTTCTGATCAATAGCAAAGTTAGGAATCATCGCGCTCTAATTAGGTTCGTTCCACTTGCTCGGTTAGCGCGGTTTATTGCATCTGCTATTTCTTTAGCGGTTGCATCGGTCTTTACCTGAATGTTATTAGTTATAGCGGTCGGGCCTCGACCTTGTTCGCTTCTACCAGTTGAATCTGGAACGTTAGGAAGAAAGTTTACACCAACGGCTCCAAGTCCGCTTTGTAAGAATGGAGTTAGAATCTTTTCTATTGGCTTGGTGTTACCAGTAAGAAGAGCCACGTTAGCAACTATTAGATTTAACAAGTCAGCTACTTCTGACAATAGTGAGCTAAGAATAGTCCAGAAGTTTACAAATCCTTTAGCCTGGTCGGTCTCTGTAGATCCAAAGAGGGAAGCTATGCTATCGCCAAGTTTACCAAGTGAATCAGACATCTTTTTGACTGATGACCTTACCTGTGGGTCATCAAGAGACTTACTAAATAAAGCAAAGAAGTTCTGGATGTCTGGTAGAACTTTGATGAACCAGTCTGCAAGGTTGTTTAGCATTGGAAGAAGTGCTACACCGATTGACTCTTTGATTTCTCCAAAGATTACGTTCATCCTTTGGAATGGGTCTGTGTTAGCAGCTGCTTCTGCAGCTCCCTTAAATGTCTTCTCTAATTCTGATAGAGGATCTTGTGCGCCTCGAAGTGAAGGGATGAGCTTTAGAAGTGCTGTATCAGAACCAGCAAGTGACTTAGCCATGGCTTGGCTTACTGAATCTAAATCTTTACCAGTTGCAGCGGAAGCATCTAGAGCTATCTGAAGCAAGCGGTTTGACTTAGTTACGTCTCCGGTTGCGATGAATAGCTTTTGGAATGCTGGTCTAAGAACGTCATCGGCTACGGCTGATTGCAAAGACATCTTGCGAATAGAGTCTTCGGCTTGGGCTACTTGTGACTTAGTTGCTTTGCCTGTGTTCTCCATGGCAAGCGCCAGGATGTTCATACTCTTGGCGTCCTCGACGGCAGCCTTGGCTGCAGCGCCTAGTTCGTTCTTTAGAAAGTTGAGAGAGAAGCCAACACCAATTAGACCGAAGGCTTTGTTTATTCCACTAGAGATTGAAGTAGCGGTCTTATTTAGACCTGATAGTTGATTAGTGGCACCCTTGGTTGCTGCGGTGAGCTTAGAGAACTCACCAAGAATCTCTACATTCAGAGCTAGTGTTCCAGCCATTTACTTACCCTCTTTTACTAAAGTCTTTTATGAACGCTTGATACTCGCCCAAAGTGAGAGCCTTGTATTCCGACGGTTGAATGTTCATCGCCCGGCAGAACTCTGCCATTCGTTTGGCAGATTGCTCTCTTATTCTTTTTTTGTTTCGTCACCCTGGATCATGCTTAGGGCTTCTTTGAGACTTAGCTTTTTAGCATCTTCCATTTTGTAGTTAGGGTCATTCCTTTTTTGGACTACCCAAACAAAGGCTGATAAGGCTTTGCCTTTAGGCTTGCCGTCTCCAAACGCTTCGTCGATGCTGCTGTTTGTTAAGTTCTCGATTAGTTCTACTTCTTCAAGAGTTAGACTCTCAAAATCAAACTTGTTCATCTGTGTTCTCCTTATGTTTACTTATTTGAATACTTCTGGAATAGCTTTTCCATGCTATCAAAGAACAAGGTGTATACCTGTTTTCTAGTCCTTGTCAAAGCATTACTAAAGAAGGGTCTAGGTCTAATGTTCTTAGCTTGGAGATTGACCTTGTCGTAATTCCAACCAAAGTGAATCGGGTTAGCATAGGGAACCTTTGTGTTGTTACCTGCACTAACTACTACTTTTCTAGCTATTTTCTTAGCCTTGATAGTAGCTCGAAGCGCTCCGGTTCTTACCGGAACTAAGGATCGTGCCGTATTGGCTACTAGCTCACCAGCTTGTTGAGATGCCTCTCCAATTTCAGCGGAGGGAACCCCAATAGCCCGGAGGGCTCGTATGGCTTGATTTAAGCCAACGACCTTAATTCCAGATTCAGCCATGATTAAGCTGTGGTGTCTACTGTAACTCCGTAGTAAATGTCAGAAGCAGGAGTGTGTGGAGTGCTCTTGACGGTCAAGGTCACGCTAAAGGTAGATACTTCGTTGCTATTTAGCGATAGAGGTGGCAGCTCGTCGAATGTAACAACCCCGGTGTAGTGAGGTTCGCTTGAAGATGCTACTGCGTTGCCGTTAGGAGCAATAGTGAAGTTTGCGGTTGCACCAAAGTTATCCCATAGAACACGGTATAGGCTGGCTGAATCTCCAGAAGTAATTCCGTCAAGCTGTAGTGACCATTCACCGCCAACTCTTACCTCGCAAAATGTTTGAACGTCTCCAGGTGCGTCACCTAGGGTTAGTTCGACCATGTTAGCGTCGCAAGCGTATTCGGTAGCACCAAACTTGAATAGGATGTTTTGAGCTTTGATTCTTGTAGAAGCTGGCATTTAGCTGACTCCCTTTCTAAAGTGTTAAGTCTAGCTGGACGAATAAGTTCGCTGCTAGATACTCGGCGTTATTTGTTTGTAGATTGTAAGGCTGATTGACCGAAGTTATCCGAACGTATTTCAACGGTTCGATAGCATTCAGAACATCCTCGATTAGCTGATCTAGGTTTTCCGTTGCCTTCTTGTTAGTCGCGGTAGAAGCTACCATAACCAATTCCAGTCCAAGACTCCATTCACCAAACTGTGCTGTTTGCAAGTAAGGCTGCGCGGAGTTGATGATGACAATTGGAGGAGTGATTCGCTCTGGGATGTATTCCAGAACATTCAATCCTGCGTCCGCTAATTCAAGTTTGAACTCGACCTTAGTGGCGTTGATCTCGCTCATACTGCATAGCCTACGTATCTTTGAAGCAACGGGTAAACCGCGTTCATAGGATCCTTAGCTACTCGGATGGGAGCACCATCGAAGCTGGCGAATTGAGCAACCCCGTTAGGAGCCGAACGACGGTGGAAGAGTTCCGAGCTTGTTATTAGAATCGCCTGATCTTCAAGAGACTCCGGAACGGTGTCTACTTCTCCGATGTAAGTCGAAACTAATGCAGAACCAGCGGTCAAACACTCCTGGGGGAATGTAGTCTCATCGGTTCCAACATAAGCCTGGAACTCTGCCAACGTCACGGACATTTATAGATCCTTATACGGTTAGAAGCGAAACGATTGCACCCTGACGCTGTGCAGCAACGGCCATGTAGCCGTAGACCGATACATCGTCTGTAAGTGTGGTGATGTCGTTTGAGCTCAATCTAACAGGTGATCCAGCGGACTCCCATGAAGTAAGAGCTGCAGCGTTAGCTAGTAGACAAGTGTTTGTTCCTAGCTGTGGATCTACGATGATTGGAAGACCGAACAAAGAACCAGATAGACCTGGGATGTTTGAAGTTCCAATGGTGTTAGAACCGTCTCCAGTAGCGGAGAAGTTTAGTCTGCCGTCGGTTGCACCGATAGAAACTAGATCAACGTATGAACCTACACCAGTCACGATGAACTGTGGACGTAGGCCAGTTGCCTGGAAGATGTAAGCAGAACCTTCTGCGATACCCTTTGCAACTGTCGAAGCGTCGGTCTTTGCGTCGAATGTCTTACCTGCGTAGCTTAGAGCCTCGAGAACATCGATAACGACCTTGTTGGTTGCATTAGCGTATGCGACTGTTAGACCTGCGAATACCTGGTCAAGAGTGTTGATGGTTGCACGCTCTACGTATTGACGTGAGAAGGATGTGTATCCACCGTAAGTCTTTACATCTGCAGACATAACTTCAAAGCTCAAGTTTCCAAAAGCTAGTGCGGTGTTGTCTGGTGTCTGGTTGTCTACGTCTAGAGTGTTGCTGTCAATCTGAATGTATTCAACTGCAAGTCCGCTTGCTGGTAGTGCTCCACGGGTAAACGCGGACAAGGTTGGACGGTTGTTGGTGATCAGAGTGTCTAGGTATCCTACGAATGGAGGCAGGATAGCTGCATCTGCAGAAGTTGAAGCTGCACGGGCTAGAGCCTTAGCGTCTTCGTCTCCGGTTAGAAGAGCCTTTGCGAACTCGCCTTGTGAGCGGAACTTGTGTGTTGCTGGTGATGCCATTTCGACGGTCTGTCCTGCTTCGATAACGCGGCGCAATTCTGCAACCTCGTCCTGAACGGTGCGAACGTCAAGTTCAATGTTTTCCATTGTTTCACTTTCTGTTTCATTAGGAGTCTCCACAATTTCTTCAACCTCTTCGGTCTCGATTTCGCTTCTGACTTCGGTTATTTTTGCGCCTTCAAAGGCAGGGAAGGGAACTACTGAAACCTCTTTGAGATCCACTAGCTCTCTAACTATCGTTTGGCCTTCCTTCCGGTCTTTGACCGGGAAGAATCCAACCGAGAATCGATTTAGGACACCGTCCTGTAGTAATGTGTAAACTTCGTTTCCGCGAATTGTGTCGCTGATTTTAGCCACAATTTCAAAACCTTCTTCGGTGTCGCGACCTTCTACGACCTTGCCGATTGGCTCTTCGTGACCGTAGAACAACTTGACGTCCTCGATGGACTGGATGGCTCCAGCTTCAAATCGTTCCATGGTGTTGCCAGTTAGTTCAATCTCTTGACCGTATGGAACTGCAAGTCCGACAATAGTTCTCTCTTCGGTCTCAACTAAGCGGGCTTGAAACTCGCGTGTAATCATTTCAGACATCTAGTCCTTCTTTCGTTCTGACCTCTTCGGCGGTTAGGATACCGGCTGCGATAGCGGTCTGGTAGTAGTTGTAACGTGCTGCGACATCTGCCTTGAATAAGTGCTCGAAGTCAAACTCGACCCGGTTGCCTCTTGGTAGACAGTTGCTAAGTGCGTCGGTGATTGCGTCGGTGTAAGCCATAAGAGTATGACGGAAGAACACCTGGTTCTCATCTTGTAAGTTTGTGTAAGTGTCGGATGATCCTGGAACGGATGTAATTAGCAACCTTGGAGGGATACCGAATAGCCTGGCGATTGCCTGCGTCTGCTGATCCTGAACCTCGGTGAAGAGTGCGTCTCTAGGTGAGAGTGCTATCTGCTGGTAGTCAAAGCCATTAGCCAGAACTGCAACTTGACGGTTCTGTTGCTTGTTGTGCCAGTTGTTAGTTACTTCATCCGCTTCGGCCTTGTTCAACATCTGGTTAGTCTTTAGAACTCCGGTTGGAACTCCAGCTGCGGTAAACCAATTCAAAGCGTAGTCGCGTAGATCTAGGGCTGCAGAGATGTCTTTGTAGCAAGAAGCGATTGGAGAGATTCCGACTAGCTGACCTGACTGGCTAAAGATTCTTAGGTGCTCGATTTCGCGCTTGGTGTAACGCTTGCCTAAGTAGTCGTAAACAATTGTCGAGTAATCAGTTGTGCCGTCTTGCAACCTTGGATAAGAAGGCATAACGGAAGCTGCCGGAAGAATGGTTAGGTTGTTTACCTGACCGTTAGAAGAGTATTGCTTATACCAGTAGGCGTTGCCCTGGAGAGCTAGATCCAATACTGTCTGGAATAAAAAGTCTTTGCGGTTCTGATCTAGCGATGGGTTGTTTACTAGAACTGGGTTTTCAACCTTTAGCTCAACTCCGGTAGCGAATCGGTATGTGTTTATTGTCATCTTGCTAATCGGAGTTCCGATAATCTGAATAGCACGGTAGACGGCTGTGAGACTTAGGGCTGTGTTAGGCGTAACAATAGAAGGTTGTCTGCTTGGAATTGTAGGCTGCGATGCGCGAACTTCTGGCTTGCGGTTTAGGAGCCTGTCAAGTATAGATGCCATTTGGAGTCAAGGATACCACATACCACCGACTAGAAGACTCCTATTGTTGCGTGTGGTGCGCGTGAAGAAACGTAGAGTGCGAACACCGTTGCCATTACCGCGTCGATGTCTCCAAGTGATTCTTTACGAGAGATGAACCAATTCTCCCCGGTGTATTTAGCAACCCCGTTAGGCATTTGCGCGACCAGGAGGGGATCGTTGTTGTGCCTAACGGAGCCGTTACTAAACATAGCGAAGACAGTTGAGCATGCCGACGAAACTTCTTTGTTCCATAGATTCCAGACTGGTAGCCCGGAGTTTTTTAGTCTCTTGGCTAGACCAGTTAGCTGGCGATCATCTAGCACTATCGCTCGCGGACTGTGTCTGCTATAAAGCGATGTTAGCTCATTGAATAGTTGTTCTTCATCAGGCTTGACCAAAGACATGACCAATTCGGTCTCATGGATTCCCTCGATGTCGTTGGCATAAGCTATCGTGCCGTGTCCCCAGTTTGTAGTGATGTCTACGGCGAAGACTCCACCAGTTAGGTTGGTAACTCCCCGTCCGGTTGCAGCGCGGAAGATGTCTCCTGGCAACCAAGAGTTTGTAGATCCAGCGATGAATTGATTTAGTCGATAACGTCTAGCTTCGTGTTCTGGAATCGTCTTCAAGTCCGAGATGACTTGCTCCATGCCAATACGACCTGCAGCAATAGAAGGGTTAGCCTTCATAATTGCGCTTGGGTCATCCACGCGGGAGTTCTCCGGTGCTTCCCATAAGAAGAAGCCAAAGCGTTCTAGATCCGTTGCTCCGTTAGCTGCAGCCTTACCTGACTTGTAAAGGTCAATTAGAGTCTTCGAGTTTTGATCACCAGCTGTCGTAATTCCAACAACAATTCCATCCTTACGCTGGGAGGTTCCGAGAACCGCAGCTGACCACATTCCCTCTTTTGCAAGGTGTAGCTCATCGAACAAACAAAAGCTAATTGGGATACCTTGGAGTGCCGCTTCCTTAGCTGCCTTGACATCGTAGCGTCCTCCTCCATCCGAAGTCACAATTCCGCGGGTCTCCGTTGCGCGCTTGAATCGCTTCTTCAAGAATGGGTTGCTATTGATGACGTAAAGAACGCGGTTGTAAACGATGTTCGCCTGGTCGGTGCTCGATGCTAGTGAGATGCACTGTGGGCCAATCTCATGAAGGAGCAAGCCATAGAGTCCCAGCATGGCTGCAATAAGTGACTTACCGTTCTGCCTTCCAACGGAGATGACTACCTGGCGATACCGGAGTCGATTGGGATAGGTCGGATGATTAGCCGGGTAACGCTCAAGGATAGCTCGAAGCAACCACTTCTGCCATTCGTCTAGTTCTAGGCCGTCTGGGCTCTCCGGGCTACTCCACGCGATCTTGGCAAACTCGATGAGCTTATCCCCGTCGGTTATGAAGTCATCCGTTAGGGGAGGCGTGTAAGTAGTCGGGAGCTGGAGCATTAGCGAGTGAGTAACTTCTCCAGCGGGTCGATGTCCACGTTAGAAGCGCCGAGTGAACGCTGTAACTCTAGGACTGTCTTCCGAAGCTCTGCAGCCGTGCTTGTGTTGCTTTGTTGGTCAAAGGACTGGGCCAGACGTAGGCATAAACCCGATAACACTTTTTGTTCAAGGTTAAGTTCCAGCGTTTCAAGCCAGTTCTTTATTGATTCTTCAATCATTCGTTGCATCCTTCCGGATAATTTGACTGTTCTGCGTAAATCCCTGG